GCAAGTTCCATAAGTTGAGACTTTTCAGATAGTCTTGCATTTAATAATTCAAATTCAGTTCTTAAAGCAATACCAGATTGAACTCTTTCAGCAGTTGCTCTTAAAGTTCCAACATGTGTTAAACGATTAATTGCTTCTACTTTATGATTAATTGAAGCTAATACAGAATCAAGATTACTACCACTTGGTTGTAAGATATATGGTTTTAAGTTTGAATCTAAATTTTCAGGAATTTCAATTATGCTCCCAGCACCAGCTCCAGCGTCAGTATCTTTTGTTTTAACTAAACTTGGGTGATTTGATAATCTTATAATTTGTTCAATTTCAGATAACTCATTATAAATAGCTTTTTGTAAATCAGCTACATCAGTTAAATCAGACACTCCTAATCCTCTCATTGGACTTCTTTGATTATATAAAATAACTGCTGGTATTTTTCCTAAAGGGTTTGGAACTGAAGTAATTAATTTTGGTTCATCTCTTGTAAGTGTTGAAACAAATACGGTATCTATTTTATCTTGATACCAAAATTTATAAAATTCTCCTTCAGCAGTTTGTTCTTCTCTAATTTTTAAAAAATCTAAATAATAATAACCAGCATCATTTCTTGTATAGTGCCAATCCAAAACATTCTCAGGAGTATAGATATTTAAATATGGTCTTATTCCTTGATTTAGTTCTTCTGCTCTTGTCATTACATTTGTAGATGGCTTATCCATAAGTAACCAAACATGACCATATACAGAAGCAAATCTTTGTGCTTCTCTCATTAGAGCTTCAAATGATCTTCCTTCTAAATCTGCATCATCTAAAAACTGTTCTACAGACATATCTTCAGATAATGAACCTAGTTCTCTAGTGGGTTCAACTCTAAACAAGAATGATGAATAAATGTCTATAATGTTGCGACAATGGTTGTCCAAAGGAGTGAAATTAAGTCTTTTGTGATATTCGTTTTCAAATTCTAATTGGTAAGGTTGTAAAAATTTTCCGTCTTGATATTCTTTTCCGCCTAAATAACTTCTTATAAAATATTCCCATCTAGGAATCATTCCTTTATAAAGTTGATTTTGTTGTTCTATATCTTTGCGAGTGTATGCCATTATGAAAATCTCTTAGGTGTTGATTTAGGTAAGTTTGAAGTAATTGGAAACAGATAATCTATTGCGTAACCTAGTGCGTCAGTCATGTGATCGTAACCATTGTTTTTTTCTGGTTGATTTGTACCTTCTTTATAGACTTGTTTCATTAAACTATTTATTAGTGTTTTACAAGAATGATCTATAAATATAGATCGTTTTCCGTCAAAACTTTTTAATTTTGAATTAACTGCGTTAATCCTATCCCTAATTAAAGGGTGCGTGGATTTACATTTAACATTAAGCCCAGCATTTTGCAATATAGTTAAGTCAGTTCTTCCACCTGCTGATGTTTTGCGTTGCCTACTAGCTGGATCAGGATATATAACTATCTTTTGTTTTGGGTACCTAGTAAACAATTCATCAATAAATTCATCAGTATTTGAACTGTAAATAACAATCTCATCAAATACTTCTATAACATTGTTTTTAATATGAAATAAACAAGCACTCATCGGATCAATGTTAAAGTCCATACCCAAGTGAATGACAGCATCTTTATCATATTTACATTCTTTAATATTTTCTTCTCTGTTAAAATTGTAATAAACAACTCCAGCATAAGTTTCAAATGATGCTAAATATTCTTGTCTAAATGTTCTTTCATCTAAATCTTTTTTAGCTTGTTCAATTTCAGCTTGTTCTACTTGTCCACCCTCTAGTGTAGTATATTTAAAAGACTTCCATTCTTTATCATCACCTAATCCTCTTTGATAAATGTTATATGACCAACTACCAAATCCTCTAGGTGTGCCAGTAAATAATACATGACCATTTACGTGTTTATCAGATATAGTTGGTCTTAATACTTCTGTCCACGCTTCTTCTGGAATATCTGCAAACTCGTCCATAACTAAAAAGTTTAATCCTACACCTCTTAAATTATCTGGAGATTTATCAGCACCTTTTAAACTTATTTGACAACCATTTTTAAGTATTAATGTTAAGTCAGATTCGTTAGTATATTTTACCCATCTACAATCAGTAACCTTTTTCTTTAATGGCTTCCACATTATTTCTTTGCTCATTCTGTAGGTTGGACTTACATAGAATATCTTTCCATTTTTATTTCGTGAAGCAAATCTTAATAACTCATACATAGCCAAATGAGTCTTTCCAAATCTTCTTCCAGTAATTAAAACTCTAAATCTATTTGGACAAGTGAATACAGCTTTTTGTGCCTCGCTAAATGACATTTAATTAGTTGATCTTAAATGTTTCTCTAAATCTTCTTCTAGTCTTTTAATGATTATATTAAGTTTTTGAATTTCTTCCTTATAAAAATCATTTTGTTTTAATGATTCATAAAGTCTTACTTCCAAGTCGTGAGTACCACGCATTTTTTTATCAATCATATTTGTTGGCTTCTTTCTTCCACACATTTGAATATCAAATCATTATATACTATACCTTGTTCGTTTAAAGTTTCTACAATTAAGTCAGCTTGTTTATCAGCAAAACTAATACAATCTTCTAAAGTTTTAAATGTTCTATTATCTTCCATCTTTAAAAAGATTGGTCTAAAATTATTACCATCAAACATCATTAAGAAAAATATAGCGAAGTATTCCACTACTTTTTCTTATTCTGATACGCCCTCAAATATCTTCTACCTAAAGCTACTGCTTCAGATTTGCTTTTACCTCTATAGCCCCATGCTTCTAGTGATAGTTTTAATCTAGTTTTTCTTCCTTTATTATCAAACAATCTTCCTTGACTGCTACCCATTCTTACTAAGAATGAACCTTTGCGTCTATATTCTGTTAAAGTATCTGGTCTATTTCTTACTGGTGGTCTTAAATTACTTCCAGTTGCTCTATTAATTTTTGCTCTACCTGAAGCTGACAGTCCACCTCTTGGGTTTTTATCTAATTTTGTTAATCTATATCTTCTCATATTTTTTTAAATTCAAACTTACTGGTGCTTGTTTCTTAACTTTAAGATTATGCCTTTTCATTAATAGTTTAACAACACAATCATTACACGCTTTTATATGTTGTTCTAACTTATTAACTATTGGTCTTAAACAAAAGATACATTTCATAAAATATCATCTATAGGTAGTGGACTATAATCCTCACCAACATTTTGATCATTTTGACCTAGTATTTGTTTTCCTAGCCAGATTAACATAGTTGTATTGCCTTTCATAGCCACATCAAATTGTTTCTTCCTAAGTCTAATTTTTCCTTCAGACTTTCCTTTTGCTATTTCTGCTGAATAATTATTTGTAAGAGTATTTCTATCACATTTAAAAAAATGTGCCATTTCATCTAAAGTACAATGAAATAATGCTAGTTTATAGACTTCTTCTCTGTCTAGAACGACAGATGGCCTACCTGCTTTTTTCTTTTGTTCGTTTTCCATAATTAACCGATAATGTAATCGTAAATATGGCTATTATTACTTTTTAAGCGATTTGTAAAGAAACTCTAGTAATTGTTGATTTTGATATAGGGTATGACAAAGACCATTTCCTAAAGAATTACACACTATTTCTTCGGCTTTAGCAGATAAATCTATTTTATATTCCTCGTGTAACATGTGAAATAACTCGTGTATTAATGTATTAGCCATTTCAATATCGTCTAGTGATTTGTCTAATGTGATTGTGTTTTTATTTGCACAAAATTCACCAAAGATTTTTTTCTTGTCGGCAGTTTCCTTGTCTATGAAATCTAACTTAACAATCCTGCTTCCAAAGACTATTTCGTTAGGTAAACTCATTTTTTCTTTTTAGGTTGTTTTGCTTTATAAACTCTATAAGTGCCTTTAGCTTTTTTGGGTGTTATGAGAACACTTACTGATGTTGATGTAGTTTCATTTGCCATTTTTTAATCTTTTGTTTCTTTGTTTATTAATATGATTCCAAATTAACTTATCTAAAAAACTGTTAATTTTAATAAGTAACTTAATCATAATTTTCCTTTGTATTTAGTTAGTATCTGCTTAACATGATTTGCATATTCTTTGCTAGTACTAAAATTATCTAAAGCATCAGCTAGTTTCATTGGATCTTTTGTTCTTTGACGCATTTGTCTGAACTCTTGATAATGATGATTCTCATTAATTGTTAATATATAACTTTTAACTGATTGGCATTTAGTCTTATATGTTTTAACTCTCCAGTTAATTGATGGATCTTGTTTTAATGGCAATATTCCATCTTTGGACCAAACTCTAATTCCAAATAGATTGTTTCCCTCTTTAGCAAACCTAGATGTTCCAAAATTAGATTCAACGATTGCTTGTGCTATAATTAATGATGTTGGTATTTGTTCTTCCTTCCTTATGTCTAGATTATGAAAAGCAATACATTTCTTCATACTTTCAATAAACCTTTCACTAGACATATTTTCAACTTTAGGTTCAAAAAAACCTATCTTTCTTATTTCTTCAATAGTGTTATTTCTGATCTTTTCTTTTGTGCTAGAGTTCGGAAAGAATGTTCCACACACAAAAACCAAAGACAAGAATAAACAGACAATAGAATAGTCCCATAGTT